GATCCGCGGGCCGCTGTGCGCGTGGGCGACGGCGATGACGCCTGCGATCCGGAACGCGACGCGGAGCTTCGACTCGAGCGGGACCGAGCCCGTCGATCTCGACAGCAGCATCGCTTCGAGGCTCTCGCCGGGGACGAATCGCATCGCGATCCCGACGTCCTCTCCGGTCGCGGCGTCTTTGACGATCTCGACGGGCCAGGCGAAGCCGTCGAGCTTCGGTCCCAGCGCGACGAGCGTCGCCATCCTCGCGGAATCGTCGCCGGTGAGCGGCGAGTTCAGGATCTTCACGCACTGCCGGCCGCACCGGTACACCTTCCCCTCGACCCCCTGGCCGATGAGGGCCCTGAGGTCGAGGGAGTACCGCTGGCCGGACTTCTTGCCGACGACGCGGAGCATGACGTCCCCCTCGCAGGATCAGCGGATGCGGACCGCGGGATTCGATCCGCCGAGCGACCCGCGCGAGGCGGCGACGAGGCTGTCGAAGGTGATGGCGAGGACCGCCTTCGGATCGGAATCGAGGTACTTGATCCCGCGCTCCGTGACGTCGAGCTGGCCGGCGAGGTCGTGGTTCATGGCGCCCGGGTCGGGGCCCACGAGTGTGACCTTGGCGCGGTGCTTCTTGACGAGCTCCAGGAACTTGTCGACGCCCGACTCGGTCTCCTCCTCGGTCTCTCCGCTCGCCTGGAGGTCGGAGACCAGCACGATCTCGAAGTTCCGGACCGTGACCTCCTGCGGGTAGACCTTCGAATGGAGGAAGGCCTCGCACTTCTCCGCCACGGCCTTCAGGGCGCCGTCGGTGGCCTGCAGGACGCCTGCCCCGGCCATGGCGATGACGCGTCGAATGTCGTTGGCCTTTGCTGCTGCGACGAGGTTGTCGGCGACGGTCTGGTTCGTCACCACGGGCGCCAGGCCCGTCTGCGAGCGGAATGCCATGGTGGCGCGGCCGTTGGTCTGCTCGAAATCGATCGAGGCCACATAGCCAAGCCCGAAGACGGCATAGTCGGCGTCCGGCGCATAAACCGGCGCGATGCCCGAGGAATTGTCTTCCTTCAGGATGTTGCCGAGAGACGTTGTGGCGTCATTCGAGGCAGTCGGCGCGCTGTCCGTATCCCACGGCACGTAGAGATAGCGGTTGCCCGTGCCGTTGGTCCATTCGGCGAACAGCAACTTCTCATCGTTCCCCGACCCGCCATCGGGATCAAACAGCGTGGTGAACGCCGCCCAGTTCTGCGTGGTCTGCGCAACGGCGCCCATGAAGGTGCCGGGCACCGATGCAATCGCGCCCTGGGAGATCACCGCGCCCGTCGCCTGCGTGAGTTTGAGGCCGGCCGAGAGCGTGCCCGAGACATAGCCGGTCGTGCTGCCGGCGCCCGTGGTCGAGGATGTGAACACGAACCCGCCAGAGATGCTGTCGTAAGTCACGGTAAAGCCCGGCGTCGTGAACCCCGCAAGGATCAGCGAGGCGGCATTGGAGAACGACGACGCACCGCTCAGGTTGATCGAGGCAGAGGTCTTGGAGACGCCGTCCACCACGATGGTCAACACACCAGCGGCCAGCCCGGTAACGTCGTCCAGCGTGCCGGCGTTCGCGCCGCGGAGATACGCGGCGACGCTGGCGGTCGGGTACTGCGCGAACAGCACCGCGCCGGGCTTCTTGTTCGAGTTGTCGAACCCGTTGAAGTAGATGACCGCAGCAGCGGCTTCGGCCGACGCCGGCCCGAAATAGCTGGACACGTCAGCAGCCGACGAGAACGATGGAACGCTCCCGATCGGGACGCGCGTGCTCGTGGTGAGAATGAGGCCGTTGAGGTCGAGCGCAGTACCGCCAGCCCCAATGACGGACGGCGTGACCGATACGATCGCGCTTGCCGGAATGCTCGCCATTATGGGCGCTCCTACGTGACGGGTTCGAGAACGACGGTGACTTCATCCGCGAACTGCTGCGGCACGGTCACGATCGGGTTGGCCTGCATGACCGCATCCACGGTCCATCGGTATTCGATCTGCGCCTCGCCGTTGAGGAACGGCGCCTGGCGCGGCTCGCTGGTGTAGAGAGGCTGCAATTCAGGCAGCAGGGCGGTGAAGAACTGGCAGGCATACTCATCGCGAAACAGCGTCGTGATGATCTGGACATTGTCCGCGCTGGCTGTGCCGTGCACGTCGAGTTGCACCGTGACCATGGTCGCCTGAAGCGCGCTCATCGTGCCGGCGAACAGCGGGATCGGCGTGCCGGCTGGGATGAAGCTGTCCAGCAGGATATGCCGACCGTCCTCGGTCAGCAGCGGCTCGCCGCTTTCGGCCAGCAGGTAGAAGGGCGGCTCGTAGCCGCTGGGGACCGTCTGCGATGGCGTGACGGTGTAGGTGCCGATGCCGCCTGTCCCGGCCAGGAAGGCCGTGATGCGCGTCCCGGGCAGCACGCCGTCGCCATAGACGGGGGCGCCAACCACGATGGCGCCGAACTCCACGGCCGTGACCGTTAGCACTGCCCCAGTGATGAACCCCATCATCGAGACGTCGGCGTAGTCGTCCACGTTGGTGGACAGGCGCGACCGCAACAGCGGCGTCATGACCACGAATTCTTGGCCGATCGGCTCAGGAACCCGGTTGATCTGCGCCTTGATCACCGCAGTCCCGGCCGGCAGCACATCGAGAAGGAAGGCCCGCAGCGTCGTCAAGATCTGCGTCTCGGTCAGGCTGAGGACTGCGACCATGTCAAAGCTGCCTCACCGCGACTGTCTTGGTCCAGCCGGGCCAGGATTCCAGCGTCTGTTTGACGAGCCATTGCTGGCCGTCGAATGCGATCAGATCACCGCCCTTGGCCTCAGGGCGCAGAACACCGTTCCAATCGCCGTAGAGATAGATGGCGCGCGCCTCACCCTGGATGTTCAGGCCGCTGATCTGTTGCAGGTCGCTGTAGGTGAGCGCCTGGACCTGAATCATGGCCGTGATAGGCACGGCATATGCCGGGACCTGGGTGCCGTCCGCGCTGGTCGTGTATCCGGTGCTGGCAGTGAGCGTCCCCGAGATCATGGGGTTGACCGCCGCGATAATGGGAGCGGCGATGCCGTGGAGGTTCACGGCGTCGTCTGTAGCGCGGCCACAATCGCGGCGGCATCAGACCCGCTGGTGAGCGCCGCGATGGCGGCTGTCGCCCCGGCCGAAAGGATCGTGCTGCCCGGCGAGACCACCTGCTGTAGCGCCGCCACATCGGCAGCCGTCAGCACGGCAACGCCGGCCGCGGTCGCATTGCTGTTGTCGGTGGTGATGGTGATGGAGCCATCGGCGTTGACGGCAGAAACCTGCACGTCGCCGTTGGCAGAGGACCAGAGTGCGACCATGGGGGTCTCCTAGGTTTTCACGTCGTAATCGACGCTGTTGAGCATGTGGCCGGTGTCGATCAGCGGCTTGTCGAAGCCCTTGGCCGCGACCGTAGATGGGGCCAGGGGGGGGCTGGTCAGATCCTTGATGGACTGCTGCAATTGGCCCTTGATGCCGGCGCCAGCTTGGCCGAGCGTCTTTTCCGCATCGTACTGGTTGGCCTTCATCAGATTGCCGATGGCCGGACCCCAGGTATCCTTCTTCTCCGCGATCATGCCTCGGAAGAACGGACGCGGCGGGATGCCTTTGGATGGCGCCCCGAACTCTTGAATGGCAGCCACCATTGGGACAGAGGTGCCGTCCGGGTATGTCGCGCCTTCCAAGAACCCCACGCGCAAGGTTGCGGACTTGTCGGCCTGCTTCGCGATGCGCGCGAGGTACGCTTCAAGTTTCTTCCCACCCGTGAACGACTTTACCGCCATCCCCACGGCCTCGCCGCGCGACCCCAACCGAACGGGATCGGCGTCACCGGGCCGGGGATATAGCGCGCCGTCCGGTACTGCGCCGTGGCCTGCCAGTAGGCGGCGCCATAGCTCGTCTGCATGAACCAGGCGGCCGTTCCAGGCACCCCGGTCATGTCGGCGTGCACCGACACGCTGCCCTCGGTCGCGCTATCGATGCGCCCGACCAGGGGATTGACCGGCTGCCCGGTGGCATCCTTGCGGTTCAACCAAGCAATGTGCGCGGTCAGCATGTTGAGCAGCACGGCGCGGCGCGTGGTGTCCACCACGATGCTGCATTCCGTGTTGTTCAGGTAGAGCGTGGCTTCGTTGAAGTAGAGTTGCGCGGTGGGCTCGGTGACCGCTGCGAACTCGGGATAGCGCGCGATCCAGGCGGCGTAGTTGAACACCACCACGCCGGTACCGGACATAGCATTACCCCTTCTTGTCGTCGCGCCCGATGCCCGGCGCTGGCTTGTCAGGGGTCAGCCCTTCCAGCCCGCTGCGGACAGCGCGCTTTTCCTTGGACTCAGCCACCGCGTCGCCTGCCTTGCGGTGGGCGAAGATCAAGTTCGACGTGACGAAGGGAGCATTTTTGTTCTGCTCCATCCACCGTTCCCAGAACTGCGCCGGAACGCCGGGGGTCAGCGCATAACCGCCCACGACCTGCGGGGCGTCCTCGGACAGCGGTACGCCCACCGGACGCGCGCAGCCCTTGATATGGATGCGCTCGCCAGGCGGTCGCGCCTGCACGCCAACCTTGGGGTCAACGTCCACGAAGACCGCCGGATCTACGATCTCAAGCATGAGACCATGCGGCAACTTGCAGGCGACTGTAACGGTTTCCGACATGCTCAGACTCCGATCATTTGCGCGATGCCGAAGG